AACCTGTCTGACCGGCATCAATGTTTGTTGGATTAGCCAGTGTTCGATTACCTGCAAGAGTGACAGAGAAGTTTTGTCCTGCATCAAAGTCAGGAGTAATTGTTGCCCCATCAGTTAGAGTATTGATCGTGGCAAGAGCAGACTTGGTAATTGATAGCTGCTTGGCAGGAGCCGCCGTACCAATACCGACGTTGCCGTTGAGGCTATAAAAGCCTACACCCGGAATACGGAACGATGATATGCTTGTATTACCAAGCGTGAGTTCATTAGCTACACTGTTGCTTGACGAAGCAGCACCTTTGCCTATAATTATACAATTGGAATTTGTGTCGGTTGCCGTTCCGGCGTTTTCTCCTATAATAACATTGCTACCGCCAGTACTTAGGTTCTCAGCAGCTTGTGATCCAATAATAACATTCAGACTGCCCGTGGTTAATGTCTTGGAAACATCGTAACCCATTAGGACATTTTTGTTACCCGTCGTTACGCCATCTGCCGCCGTTGCACCTATAAACGTATTCCAGTACCCACCCGCATTAGATTTTCCAGCTTTCCATCCAAAAGCAACTACGCCGCCTGTTGCACCTGTAATACTCTGTAGTGATTGCTGACCCACGGCTGTATTACTTGCTGTGTTGCTGTTGCCTACGTCGGTCCCCAGATATAAAGCATTTGCGCCGCTGGTAAAGCCATCGGACAAGCCGTTGATGTCTGTTGCACCACCAGCAGCGGCGGCTTGGAACGTCGGAGCTACCCCAGACCCATTCGAGGTCAACACATGTGTTGCGGTCCCGACAGCGGTGGCTGCAACAGCACTTGTGCCGTTACCGTAGAGGATTCCGTTGGCTGCAAACGTCCCGGCACCTGTTCCGCCTTGAGCAACCGTTAGGTCTGTCGTCAGTCCTGTGATCGAGGTGATGTCGGAGTTCGCACCAGATGCTGCTGCACCAAGAGCGGTGAGAGCCGCACCTGCGCTCGTAGCATTTGTGCCCCCGTTGGCAATCGGAAGTGTTCCTGAAATGTCTGTTGTAAGGACAACCGCACCACGAGTAATCTCTTGCCCACTGATCGTCAGATAATCAAGCGATCCTGCAAGGGTAACGTTTGTTGAGTTATCTGTTCCTGCGGCGTCAACGCCAATCGACGTACGCAGCGTTGCGCCACTCTCAGCAACAGGATCACCTGTCCCATCTCCAACAATCATCTGCCCATCAGTAAGGACGGCCATCGGAGTAATAGCACCAGTTCCTGATCCTAAAAGCACACCACCGTCCGTTAATGACGAAGCTCCTGTACCACCATCTGCTACAGCAAGATCAGTAGTTAGGGTAAGTGATGTAGCAGCAATAGCACCTGTATTTACTGTCCCAGCCGCATCTGCATAGACAGATTTATCTGCCGGGTAGGTAACAAAGACATCCTTTATCCCGGCTGAAAAGTTTACAGCCGAGTCAGAGTTTGATGATTCAAGAATGGTGTCACGGGATAGTGTTGTCCCAGACGCTGTGTACGTCCCAATACCAACTTCCCATTCATTCGCAGACTGGCTGACAATAGCATAGTAAGTCGTGTTGCTATTTCCGACAGCCGCAAATGTATCAAAACCGCTGATGGCACCGCCAAGAGTAACAGCGCCTGTACCAGTAGTTGTGGTTTGTTCCTTAACTCTGTCTTTGAGAACGAGTGCCATGGGCCGGTCCTACGAAGATTTGATTCGGATAATCGCCGTTGCAGCAGCAGCCGCCGGGAACTGAATTGTAAAGTCACCTGCGGTAGAAGATTTGTCTGCACCAAAATCAAATACGGCGATTGCTTTATTTGACTGAGATGCATTATAAATAAGAGCACCACGTGCCGTAATCGTCGATGCTGTGACAACCGCATCTGTGATTGATACAACAGCCACTGACGAGTCAGTAGTGACATCAATGCCTGTAAGAACAACACCACCGGCTGAATAGCCTGTGCCGACAACTTCGTTCGACGTGGTATAGACCGTGGTACCGTCCGACAGAGAAGCAGAACTAGAATAGAGTGCAAGTTTAATTGAGTCCGTATCAAGATCGTGCTCACCAAGCATAATCTGAGAACGGAACGAGATAGAAATTCCTGAAGTAATAGCCATTATGAGCCTCCGGTAAGTGTATTGGCGTTGTTTGCCTGTTGGTTGCGCGGCTCCAGATCATCACGACGGGCGCGACGGGCACGGTTACGGAGCAATTCAATTTCTTTAGTATAAAGTTCAGACCATATTTTAACAACTTCGTAGTTCTTGTTAAAAAGCTCTGCCTCAACCATACACGCATAGAACAGGGCGTTAGGTGTTTCATCAGTATAATAGTTTGTCGGGTTAACAGAAGTCAGGACTGTCGGGGCCAAGACAAACGCCAGTTCAATCGGGAATGCTGAGACCGGTGTCGGGGCGATGATCATGGTATTGTCGTCCCAGAGACCGTAATACTTCGGCGTACCGACAGATGTACGTACCGGCCAGTAGTCTGCGATAAAATCTACATTCCTGTTAAGCAGATTGATTCGTGTCCCATTAGCAGTAATGTTAGCAGACTCGACAAGTGTAAATCCGGTCGGCAATCCAAGAAAAGGATCAGATGCAACAACCTGTGTGTACTGATGAGATGTCAGTCCTGCATCATCAAGATCAATAGTCAGTCTTGTTTCTGCACGGACGATGAACTGATCAAGCTGAGACTCAAACTCTGCCCCGTCATTCTCCGTAGATTCAATTACGTTAGTTCGTAACTGTGCGTAGTTAAGTGCCATGACTAATCTTCCTGTCCGTTATGATACGACGGAGATGACATATCTGGTGTCCACGAATCATCTGTTGCTGACGTATCTGCCGTGGTATCAGGACGCGGATGATCAAGAGACGGATCGTCTGTGGTGTCCACGTTCGTCATATTCTGTGGATGATTGACTGCATTGAATGCACCATCATAACATTCTGAACAGACCCAGACACCTACCTCAACTTCATTGAGAAGCTCGATGTACCTACACCGCCACCCACACCTGTCGCATATAGCGTTTGACCGCCGACCTGTAGCCATCAGAGAGGTCCAAGACGGGGACGGACAAACATTGACGTACGCTGACGATCTTCTTCAAGAGCAAAAGCAAACGATTCCTCGTACTGCTGCTTGAGAAAGCCGATCCTTCCTGCATCAATGCCGGGACGACGGGTAGATAATTTGTACGCCAGTCCGTCAACAAGCGGGGGTAGAAAACGAAACGGCAGATCAGATGTCTGGACCGCCGAGGCTGTCACATCCTGTACCCGAGTCATTGCCAGTAAGTTCATGGTGTAGGTCTGTTCAGGAGTCGGCCAGACAACCATGCTGACATTGTCTTTTCCGCGCAGGAATGAAAATTGTGTGGGACGACCTGTCTGAGATTTATCAGGCAGCTTCATATAGTCCTGATAAGTAATGCGATTCATCTCCAGATCATTACCGTTCACAGTAATAGTAGTCTGGAGACTATCAATAATATCTGAATCAAGAGTATATTCGGTGACAGACGTGCTGACAGTCACCGGGGTATCTGCAAGTTTCCAGAGGAGAACACCACGGTTCTGCCACTCTGTCATCAGCAGATTAAGACATATACGTGCCGACCGTGCTTCCTCACCGCTGATAGGCTGACCGCCGACCTGCTCAAAAGCCTGTTCAATTACATCATCAATTGAAAGATCAAATGTCGTCTGGCCTGAACTTGCCATGCTCTATCGCCTTTTCGTTACGGCGATGGACGAGATCGCGATACGTCTTCCACGGGCATTCGTCATAATAGCCCTTAGTTTCCAGATTATAAGACGCAGCAGTCAACTTCGAAAGATACTGTACAAAGATCATCCCATACTCTTCAGGTACTACAGGCTCCCACTCAACGTCTAAATAATCTAATCCGTATTCGGCTGGATCGTCTTCCGGGTGATATGCCATAAGCCACATATCTTCTGCCACCAGACCTTTGTTCTTTGTTTCCACGTAGTCCCGGAGTTCCTCAGCAGTAAGTCCTTCAACATCAGGAAGCACACAGATAAAAAGGTCACGATTACTAGCGGGAAAAAAATCAAGAGCGTCAGTAACATCGTCCAGACCATCGCAAATACCGACAGAGACAAGTCCAGCATCCCATGCGCCTTGTGCATAAGGGCACGGAGGCTGTCCGCCCAACTCTTCAGAAGGGACAGACAAAACTTCACGGGTCCATTTTTGAATATCGAGAATGTAATCACTTACGGGTCTTCCTTGCACCAGTCTTGCCTCCACGCATCATTTTCTTAGGAGGTTTTACCTTACCGCCGCCACGCATCATAGTCTTTTTCTTCATCCGGGGTTTCATAGCCATTATCTTATCCTTTTTTTCTGTATGGTTTGACTTTCTTTGCAACTTTCTTTGGCTGGGGGACATGCTGCTTTCCTTGCTTTGTCCCTTTCCTTTTCGCTTTGGAGGTTGCGGCGTACTCTTTTGAACTCAGGGCTTTGATAGCCTTCTCCGGAAGATACCGTTCGCCTGTTGCCTTCGATCCCTGCGTCGATGGTTTTCCCGACTTGGTCCGCCACTTCTGCTTGGTCCAATTTTTCAAAGACTTCTGTGACTTTTTCAAGGCCATCAGTCTCGATAGCCCCCACCTTTGGACTTGTATTCTTTTGCCAACATCTGCGCTTTCCGTGCCGACCACTGGCCCGATTTACCGCCTTTACTACTGGCTTTGATTTTCTTAAATAAGTTTTTACGCATCGATGGTTTGGTATAGTTCCCAGCTTCATTCACCTTTGATTTAGGTTTTCCACCGGCCTTTAGAAGGGTCGGTTTTTTTCTGGCAGGGCTGCGTGTTACCTGAGCCGAGATGTTTGATCTACGAATTGTCATAATCTATGCTTCCTTTTCTATAGGAACACACTCGGCCTCAAGAATCTTATGACCAGCCTGTGAGAATGCTTCTAGCGTAACTCCTGCATATACCTGACAAGTTTCTTTTGTCTGAAATCCTGTAACTTCTATTTCATGAATAAGCCCACTGAAGAGCGTTACAAAGATAAAAACATAAGTCATTTATTATTATATTCCATCAGAAGCTCCAGCTTAGTCTCAATCCGAGCGAGTCGGTCAGACATTTCTGATAATCTATTTGCTGATCCAAGAGGCAAGATTTCTGAAGATTCAAGTCTATTTTCAACTGCGGAAACGCGAGATGAGATGTTTGATCCGAACCATATACCACCCCCGAGTTGGATGAGAATGATAACAACGGCGGCAATAGGAAGATTGATACTATCCATGGGTTTACCATTTAACCTTATCTGACCAGTAGGCAGCGGACATCTTGCCTCTTTTAATATTCTTGGCATGACGAGCCTTGAAAGACTTTCGACGATTACGAGACGAGTCAGACTCACCTGTTTTTTTAGGTGAGCCGCTGACACCTTGCTGTCCGAACCGGATAAGTTTTACGTTGTCCCCATCCTTGGCAAGAACAGCATGAGATTTTTTTGGGTGGCCGCGAGTCCGCTTTGGTTTATTGTATCCGGAGAACTTCTCGCCACGATAATCAATAGCCATACTTAGCCGTACTGGACAGCGACAGTAGACGCAGTAGTTGGCATGACAACAGTAACTGCACCATTAAATCGAACACCTGAATCTGCCAGATAGATTTCAGCGTCTGCGATACTATTAAATTTAATCTTAGTCTCCGCCTCATCGCTGATAGTGAAGACACCAACCCCGGTGGCGTGGACGCCTTGGATACGACTATCGGCCAGAGCCACGTCGTTCTGTACTTTTAGGAGAGGCTTTGTAAGACCAGCCGCGTCCCCTGTTGCAGTTGCTGCTGCATAAGCAAAATTAACATTCGTTGACATTTAATTCTCCTGCCCTGACGGGACTCGTAAAAAGGGGGAGCCGGTTTCCCAACTCCCCCGATTATTACACACCAAAATTGGCTTAACAAGCACGTGTACTACGCGCCGCCAGAACCAAAGTAGCCACGCCAATCAGAGACGCCGAAGCTGTAACGCTCCCGAGCCTTGAATCGCAGGTTACCGGTGTCGAAGTCTTCTTCCATCTTCGTCTGAAGCGGCGTACGGACGAACATTTTCGCACCGTTCGGAACATCAGTCTTGACGAAATAGCCATTCGTGTCCGTAAATCGACGGTTCACGAAATAACCACCCGGTACAGCACCCATCGAACGGATGGCATTGATATCATTCGCTGCGAATGTACCAGTCGTTGTACCCGGAGACATGAGAATCTTCTCAGCGGTAAACTGAAGTGCCGGGGGAATGTGAAGCGACTTGGCTCCGGCCCCGATCAGAATACCACGATCATCCTGAATAAGCTGGATGTTCGTAAGAATGGTCTCCATAGCTGCCTCTGAAAGATCAGCAGCCGCTGCAAGGTTAGACTGTGTACCCGCAGCAATGGTCGGATGAGCGGCACTGAAGAACGCCTCACCATCACCGATGGCAAAGTCACCAGCAGCAAAACCATTGTTGAAGATATCAGCAGCTTTGACCTGCTTGGTATTCGCCATCGCACGGGCAAGACCACGGGAACGAACCTTCGAGAAGGTGTCGTAAAGATTGTCTTCCATCGCTTCTTCCGTGACGGAAAAGGCGAGGGCAACAGTCTCGTGGTTGTAACGTGCGGTGTACGATTCCTGCGCGGTGTCGAACTGGACCGCCGAGCCTTCACTTTTAGTCGGGGCCGAACCAAATCCGGTGAAGAGGACTTCTTCTTCAAAAGACCGATCCGAGTTCTCGACATCAAAAAGAGAAAGCTGCTCGTCGTTTACATCACCATACTCAACACCGAAGATGGCGTTAAGACCGGGGAGTAGTTCCTTTGCAATATTACTTCTGTTAATAGCCATTTTTAATTACTCCCCTATGCGTCGTGCGAAGATACGTCAGCGTCAACATGCTGGACGATACGGACTTCGACTTTAGGATTCGCATCGCTAAAGTTGTTGCCCGGCTCACCATAAATGTCAAGGACACGGACCATCGCGGTTGTCTGAACACGAGAAGCGGCTTTAATGCCAAAACCGGAAACACCGGTAAAGCTAGAACCTGCCCCAAGGGTCACATCAAAGTTCAAGTTGATGTCACCGACCGACACCGAAGCGTCAGCCTGAACAATGTAAGTTGCAGCAGGATCGTCAACAACGAACGCTGTAACGTCACCGACTGCCGAAGAGACAC